GTTTGTTGAAGATTTGGATAAAAACGTTAAACAGTTTTTTAAGGAGAAATGAAAATGGAAGTTAGAACTCCATACAATTACGATCGGGATGAGGTATCGAAAAATACCGCGCTCGTATGTGAAGACGAAAGTCTGGCTCAGCAAAATATGAAAGCTGAAACAGATATAAATGTAATGATTAGGAAATACGGCGTACTTCCCGCTCAAGAAGTAAATTGGAAGGAGTTCGATGCAACGGTAATTCCACAGAATTACCATGAGTTGCAGAATATGATGAAAGAAGCGGATGAAGCGTTTCTTTCATTGCCTGGGGATGTTCGAGCTGAAGTCGACAATGACCCAGAAAAGTTTCTTGCTATGGTCGATGCAAAAAAGGCAGAGATTAAGAAGCAGGAAAAGGAATCCGCGAAAGCGGACAAAGGTAGCGTCGATCCAGCGCCAGCGATCGATGCCGACAAGGACCCTGAATAAGGGTCCGCGTCAGAGCACACGGTTATACTTGATCTAAAGTGTGCTAGGTGACACCCTTTTATAGAAGGGGAGGGGCCCCCCTACGAAAGTATGTGGGGACAAGTAACAAAATTAAGGTGCATAATAATCATTATGCGACAAAAATGTGCGAATGCACAAAAGTTAACGGGAGACATAAATGCGACCAGTTAAACGTATGAGCGTAAACAAAGGCCGATCGGCCAGCAAGTTTCGCAAGCAAGTATCAAAAACAAAGGTAGCAAATCTGCGTAGTAATCCAATGCGCGGTGGTTGGCGACTTTGAGCAATGCCGTGTTTCACGCCGAATCAAGCGTGGCGGACTGAAAAAGGGGAAATTGTATTTTGGCGACGAAAAGACGTAATCCAAGAATACAAACTTCCCTGCGGACGTTGCGAAGGCTGTCTGCTCGAGAGATCCAGACAGTGGGCCGTAAGGTGTATGCACGAAGCGAGTCAATGGGACAAAAATTGTTTTATAACTTTGACGTATAAAGAAACGCCAGATTGGAACAGTTTAAAACATGAAGATTTTCAATTGTTTATGAAAAGATTTAGGCGTAGATGCAAGGGACATAACGTATTTAAGGTGACCAAGAAAAATGGAGATGTTGTGGACACTTATCCAATACGTTTTTATATGGCTGGTGAATATGGGACGAACTTTGGCCGTCCTCATTACCACGCTTGTATCTTCAATTATGTTTTTGAAGATCTTGAGTTTCTTCGATCAACTAACAGTGGTGCTGACCTCTATCGCTCGCCACTCTTGGAGAGCTTATGGCCGCACGGTTTTAGTTCTGTTGGTAATGTCACTTTTGAGTCTGCTGCTTATGTTGCACGTTACGTAATGAAGAAAATGAAAGAGGAGGAAGAAGATAAACACGCAGTGATTGATTGGGAGACCGGAGAAACGGTACCACGGGCTCCTGAATATAATAAAATGTCGTTAAAGCCAGGTATCGGCGCAAATTTTTTCGACAAGTATCAAAGTGATGTGTTTCCACACGATTATGTTGTGGTTAATGGACACAAAGCAAAACCACCCCGCTATTACTTTAAACGTTTAAAAAAACAAGCACCCGATCTGTACGAGTACGTACAGCAGTCGCGTGCAATGAATGGAGTTAAGGAATGCGAGGAAAACCAACCCACACTTGGCGCACGTCAAAAAGTGCTCCAAGCGAAATTAGAAAGATTACAAAGGACATTTTAAAAATGGAAAAGCCAGTAGTAGTGCTATATGACAATGTAGCAAATTCGTATAAAGACCCCTTCTACCCGCCAACTAAGGGTGTTGCCTTAAGAGAGTTTCAAGACGCGGTTAACAACCCGCAGAATGCGCAGTTGCATAATCATGCGTCTGATTTTGACCTATATGTTATAGGTACATGGGATGAACAAACCGGGAAACTGGTTTGTTTTGATATACCAGAGAAGTTAGCCAACTGCTCAAGTTTGAAATTGGAGAACGCAAATGGCAATGATGCATAGGAATCGGAGCGCAGATGCGCATCAATTTTCAATGATACCGAGGGCGGAGATCCCTCGGTCAAAGTTTAATGCACAGAAGACGTTAAAGACGGCTTTTGATGCAGGTTATTTAGTCCCAATTTATGTGGACGAGGTGCTTCCAGGTGACAGTTTTAATTGTAGGATGACGGCGTTTACACGACTGGCAACTCCGTTATTTCCTTTATTAGACAATATGCACATGGACACCTTTTTTTTCTTCGTGCCCAATCGATTGGTCTGGTCGAATTGGCAGAGATTTATGGGTGAGAGAGATCCGAACCCTGACAGCAGTATTGATTACACAATACCGACGGTAACAAGCCCAACGGGCGGTTACGCGGTGAATTCACTGCAAGATTACATGGGACTACCAACGGTAGGACAAGTAGATAGCGCAAGTACAGTAACGCACTCAGCGTTATTTACGCGAGCTTATAATCTGATTTATAACGAGTGGTTTAGAGATGAGAACTTGCAAGACAGTGTTACGGTGGATAAAGGCGATGGGCCGGACACCTATAGTAACTACACACTATTACGACGCGGAAAGCGGCATGATTACTTTACCTCTGCCCTCCCCTGGCCGCAGAAAGGTGACGCGGTAACGTTGCCGTTGGGTGACACGGCACCAGTTACAATACCGAATACGTCGGCAACAGGTACGACGAATATTGCCAGAAGTGGCGGTAATGTTTACGCCACGGGCAGTGTTAATAGTGCATTTCAAATGCAAGTTGATCTTGGTGCGGCTACAGCCGCAACAATCAACAGTATTCGTAATAGTTTCCAAGTGCAGCGTTTACTGGAACGTGATGCACGCGGAGGTACACGATATACAGAGATCGTGCGGAGCCATTTTGGCGTTATAAGTCCAGACGCACGTTTACAGCGACCAGAATATTTGGGAGGCGGTAGTGCTCCGATCGTTATTAATCCAATTGCTCAGCAATCTGCAACAGCGGCTACAGGAACAGACACCCCACTTGGTACGTTGGGTGCTGTTGGTACTGGTCTCGCTGACGGTCATGGTTTTTCTCAGTCTTTTACTGAGCATGGCATTATTATCGGCCTTGCATCAGTACGGGCTGACTTAACGTACCAGCAAGGGTTGCATAGGATGTTTACAAGGGAAAGTCGGTACGATTTCTACTTTCCCGTATTTAGCCACCTGGGCGAACAGGCCATTGAGAATAGGGAAATCTATTGTGATGGTACGTCGAATGACGATGGCGTTTTTGGTTATCAGGAACGTTGGGCGGAATACCGTTATAAGCCCAGTCAAGTTACTGGTTATATGCGATCAACATCTGCGGGTACATTAGATGCTTGGCATTTGGCTCAAAATTTTGGTTCATTGCCAACTTTGAATAGTACGTTTATACAGGATAATCCGCCGGTAGACCGAGTTGTCGCAGTTGGATCAGAAGCAAATGGTAAGCAGTTCATATTCGACGCATTTTTTGATGTCGATATGGCGCGACCAATGCCGATGTACAGCGTACCTGGCTTGGTGGATCATTTCTGATGAGTATTTGGTCTGCGCTAGCAGGAAGTAAATTAGGCTCTGCGTTAGCAGGAAGTGTAGCAACAGGGCTGTTTAACCAGCGATCGGCTAATAAGCAGATGCGGTTTCAGGATGTTAGCAGTCGCACGCAATACCAGCGTGCGGTTGTTGATATGAAAAGAGCTGGTTTAAATCCAATGTTAGCTACAAAGTTAGGAGGCAATGCCGCAATGAGCGGAGCGAGTGCGAGCATGCCAGATTTAGGTGCAACTATTAATAGTGCGGAGAATTTGCGACAAATGGCGCCGCTTAGAGAGGCGCAAACAAACGTACAAAAGGCTATTGAAGCTACCGAGCGAATGAAGCCGAGCGAAATTGAAGCGCGTATTAATCAAATAGCCGCGCAAATCAAAGAGACAGAGATGAGGACCAAAGTTTTGTCTCTCGATGAGCGCGATAAAAAATTGTTGGTTACAACGTTGGAAGCAGCGAAAGAGAAGGATCCAGAGTTGTATAAGAATTTAAAGTTTGGGTACAGCAAAACTTTATTTGATGGGTTAATCGACTCGATTGTTAACGTAGAGAACGCAGTTGATGAATTGCCTGGAATAGTAGTTGAGTTTGTTGAAGATTTGGATAAAAACGTTAAACAGTTTTTTAAGGAGAAATGAAAATGGAAGTTAGAACTCCATACAATTACGATCGGGATGAGGTATCGAAAAATAC